TGTAAAGAGTTCTCCCTGCATCAGACCATGTACCTACCTGTACGATAGTCCAGTTCACAGTGTACAACACCATGCCACCCACTTAACTTGTTCTTTACAACATTAATGTGCCGTTGCAAATCTTCTGGAGCATTAGGATCGTCGTCTTGCTTGGCTGGGTTCTTTGCAATCAGGATCATCAGATCAGCCTCTGCTGCCTTACCTGTGCGTGATCCCTCCATCATTGCCTGATTAAGAATCACCTTTCCCTCTGCCTCTGCAGAAAGTTGCGACATATAAAACACAGCACACTCATACTGCTTGGCAATCATACGTGCATGAATTGCATTGGCCTTGAGTGCTTCATCAGGACGAGCAAAGCCACCCTGCCGTGCAAACTTATCACCCATGTCAAGAAGAATTACATCAGGCTTATATGTTTTACATACCGACTCCACCCAAGACATGTCACGGCCTGTAGCATCTTTAATCCTAATACGTTCCTTTATAGGTGCATACAGATCACGTGCCTTGCTAGGGTTAGCTTTAACCTCACGCATAGTCATGCCTGTGGCCGCTGTCAGATAACGTGCGCCGACACGATGACTACCTTCTTCATTACAGAGGATAATGCAGTTGGCACCCTGTGCTGCCATACCACCGGGGCTGGCAATTAAACTGGCATGGAACGATGTCTTACCGGTGTTGGGACGTGCGCCAATCTCAATCAAGTGTCCGGCATTGACGCCCTCCACATGTCCTGCAAGCGTAGGGATATTGAAAGTCCAACGCGCTTCAAGATCATTCTTTGTCAGCAACGTGTCGATGTCGATGTCGTCCCACTCCACATTCATGTCGGGCAAAAAGTCATCGTTGTATTGCTCAAGTAACCGTCTCAGTGACTCCATGCTGCTCTGATCACCATTGACATATTCAAACCCTAACTCAGCAATGTCTGTGCCTACAACTTGTTGAAACAACTTAGACAGGACTTCCTGTGCTACGTCGCTTCCCATCGGGTTTTCTTTCTTGATGTTATTGAACACAGCAGAGTAAGCCATTTTATTTGATGGCGTTAATGTAGGATTGTTCGACAGAAACAGTGCTTCCACTTCTTCTGGTGTCACGGTACGTTCATAACGATCCATTGCCAAATCAATGGTCTTCTTAATCTTGCGGTTCTCTGGATTAAACAACCTGTCAGGACACTTGGCACCACGATGTGCATCGTAGAACTCTTTGTCCATCAGGCTCCTGATAATTGATAATTCCATTATACTTCTCCTTTGTCTTGAAATAGATGCATCTTATTTACATCCACGGGGTCACGGTATTTTATGTCGTAATTTAAGCGTAGCACTTTTACGTTTTGTACGTAGCCACGCAACTCCTTGGCGTATTGGAGTGTCTTAGGCAAAGCATCGGGGTCTAATGCCATGACGGCTGTCGAGAACTGCGAGAGATACCCTTTATGCGACTCAGAAAGGGAAGTCCCAAGAATCGCAACCCCGACAAAGGAATCGTACTCACCAACAACGACTGCACTCACGCAGTCCTCAACAACCACAGCGACATTACCACGTCCGTGAACGAATGGCAAGCCACTATTTCCATATCTTTTCCACTTGGGTAGCTTACGACCTAACGCACGGCCAGTAGCATCAACAGGTGTATTAGCGTGATAGCACACAAACACAGCCCTATGCTCTTTGACATCGTACATGAGATTGTCTGGATCAATGCCCCACGTATCTGCGTACTCTAACACAGCACTACGATTGTCATGCGGCACAATGAACTCAGGCAGTACAAAATCATCTGTCACAGGTGTGACACTTTTCATCCTACGAATATCTTCTACAGATAAACGAGAACGAACAGAACCACTAACACTACAAGAGGCTTTGTAACAATTCCACAACAAAGAACCCATGTTATTGGTAGCAGTAAATGTCTTGTACGACTTACAAACAGGACAGTTAAGCCTACGAGACTCACCACTGGCAATACCTAAGTCCTCTACAAATGTATGTACATCCATTACATATCTCCATTATATATGTTTATATATAGGTCCGTTGGGCAATCACGATGTTTAAATATCATGATTTTTACGAGCCGTCAATGCTAAATCTGCACTAGTAAAAGTATTTTTCATGTACGGCTTCACACTCTGTGGGTTAGCATGTCCTGTAACCGACATAATTTGTGCCATACCTACACCTGCATCGACCATTTCTGTTGTGCCAGTTCGCCGCAGGTCAGAAAGTCGCAGTTCTTCTGGCAAACCAGCGTCACGCATGATCCTACGTGCTACTTTAGGCAAGCGGTGCAATGAGTAAGGATGATAAACACCCCGAATAGGCTCTGTCATTGGTGCAACATAAGGTTGAAAACCAAAATCCTCTTGCTGCTGATATAACATATCTAACAAGTTGTCGGATACAGGCAAGAAAACCTCTGCCCTACGTTTTGACTGTTCAATATGTACACGCGACTTATCAAATTGTATACAATCCCATTGTAGCATTCTCATGTCACCCAAACGCTGGCACCACTCGTATGCCATCTGTGCGATTAAACCCACATTGCGGGTGCTGTAGTCGCCATAAGCGGTGTTTAGGAAGGTCTGTACCTGTTGCTTACTCCACACCGTCCTACGGGGCTTTACAGAGCGTTTCTTAACAGCCAAGAATGGATTGACAAGTGCCATCTCCATGTTCAGTCCGTGATTAAATAGTATGCGAGAAGACGACAGCACATGATTAGCAAACTGCACTCCTCTCTCGCACCACTGATTGTATGCCAGCTTTACCAAACGGGATGACACTTTGTCACATTGCCTATCCCGAATGGCTTTGCCGTCGATCACCGTGTCGAGCATGATGCCAATGTGGTATTGATACTGTTTCTTAGTTTCATCCCGCAAGTTATTGAACTCGTAGGATTTATAGTAATCTGCAGCTAGGTCTGTAGTTATCAGGCTTTTGCTTTGGCGTGACATAGAACTCTCCATTCTCTCTCTGTTTTTCTGTTCGTATTGCGTGACAGTTAGCGCAAACTACATCACATTTACGCATCTCTCTTTTAATCTTACTAAGTGATGAACCCGCCATAGTTGACACGCCACCCTTCTTTTCTTTGGGATCACGATGATCAAAGTGCAGGGCTGCAGCATGCTCTTTGTATCCACAGTCAGAACAACCAAACTTGATCTTCACACGTTTGATGAATGCCCTGTTGAATCGGCTTCTTTGCACACCGTAGTCATACAGGTAACTCTTTTTGTTGTGGAATGCTGTTTCACTTAACCAACGTTCCTTTACGTTACCTTTAGTGTCCATAGTGTACTCGTAGAACACCGCACCGTCACTGGATCGGACATCCCCCCGCTTAAGGGGGAGTCCTAGTTCCTCACGCTGCTTTATCGTAAGATACTTGTTTGACATTACGCTGCCACCATTTCACGGAATTGCGGGGTATTGATCCAGCCAGCCACATCCTGCTCACGCTTCCATAGGCTCTGTGCTTGCGTGTCATTGCCTGTGCGGCGAAGTGCAAAGCCATTAGTGTCTACATTCAACGGATTAGCATAGCTAGTGAATGCAGAATATAAAGCCCACACATTGCGACCACGTGTCACAGTCTCTTGATTATACAAGCTGAACATCTTCTCTGCTTTCTCGTCAGACATGATTGACTTGAGCATTGCACTCACATCAATCGTGTACAGCTTTGTCTCTGCCCACTTCTGATACGCATCTGCCGTGTTGTTGAAGTCTTGGATTGTATGTTCCAGTTCTCCAATGAACCTGCCCAGATCAAAGTTAGTGGTGTTCTTACGTTTAATCTTATCGTAATCACCAGTGATCATACCATTCGTGCAGAAGAAGTCGATGGCACCGTAGTACACCTGATTGGAACAGCTACCGTCAATGCCATGCAGGGCGATCAGACGTGGTGCAATCGTAGTCGTATGCTTATCTGTCTCAATCTTACGCAACACGTTAGGCATGACCATCTCCATCATCACCCAAGCATTGTTACGTGCCTTGCTGAATTTTAGATTCATATTGTCACACACATCTTCGCCAAGCTGTTCTGACACGGCGTTGTGCGCACGAGTAAAGAAGTCACCGTGACTGGCACATTTGAACTTCTTACCAACGATACCAAGATACTCCCCTGTATTGCCGTTAATGACGTACTTGGACTTGTGGAAATGGGTGTCCTCGTACACCACAGGGAAGTTGATGTCTTCGGGGATCAGTTCTTCGGCTGTAAAATCTAGTGGCATATCTTTTCTCCTTTGCGTTTGTCACACCTGTGACAGTTGAAGCCCATGAGGGCAAGTGATGCTCTGTTATACAACAAAGCGTAGGTAAAGTCAAGTCAGTCCCACCGATAAAATACGTGATCACCGATTTGAACTGTCTTGTATTTTGTTTCTGCCCATTCGGGCAGGACATAGGTTGCATGGTAATGCGTGGCACCCTCAACGAAGTCTCCAAGATTACCATTGTAGACGCCCACGGCGATCATTCTAGCTATCTCAAATGCCTCTGTATCCAGTGTCTTGTCTGACTTGCCGTCACAGTACCAGCTAAACTGACAACGATTACGCACAGGGAAGTCTTCTCTCCATGAGTACGTTGGGCCTTGTTTAACTACGCCGCACACGTCGTCAGGGTATCTGTCGTCACGCACACGGTTCATCACCACTTGGGCTACCGCAACCTGCCCAATGAAGGGCTGGTCACGGGCCTCATGGTAGATGTTCAATGCCAGACACATAATTGCTGCTTCAAACATTACATATCCCACTCTTTGATTTCAACATCCTTATCAACAAGGGCGTGTTTCAGACCCCACCATGCGTCATCTACTTGGCGCAGGTCATCATAGTCGAGGGTGCAAAACTCGCTAACCCGACCACGAATCGGAACCCATGCCTTGAGTAATGTCATCACGGCTTCCTGTTGCGTTGGTGTCATAGACTTCCAGCATTCAGTCGCTGCTTGACGCTTCATTTCCCACTCAGTCAATGTTTCATTCTCTGTCATATCTAATCTCCTCTCAATCACAAGATGTCTGTCGGGTAATTACGGCTACCCAACACTGCCGTTCTTCGTCGTACTTAACTGGACGAACCAGCCTCGTCCCATATCCAAAAGGATGCCACCCTTTGAAATATAAGTCAACCTTTTTTTGCAGCCTAGCTTCTGTTTCGTCTGTTAATTCGTCCCGTATATTTTTCATACTGCAAACCTTCCCATTATTCCAACAACAACATGATAGGCCATCCAAGCAAAGGAACCAAGCACTGCTGCAAACAGGGCCATCTCAATGCCATCATGCGTGAGGTAGTAATACCTTACTCTGTGCCATAGCTTACTCATGCTCACTCTTCCACTACTATTGCATTATATAGATTAGCTACGCGATGCGCTTCTTTGTCTGCTTTCTCACGAGACACATCAAAAGCCTTGCCGACTACCATACCACTACCTTTTCTATCCCAAGACACCAAATCAACATTGTATGTCTCACCAGAAAAATGTGATGTTATTCGTA